AATGGGAATAGATATCCGGGTAATGAGCATATTGGTGCGTTTGGCTGTGACCCCTACGACATCTCAGGTGCGACCTTTGGTGGATCAAACGGTTCGCTCCACGGGTTAACCAAGTTTAATATGACAGGTGCACCATCCAACCAATTCTTTCTAGAGTACATTGCTCGTCCACAGACAGCAGAAATATTCTTTGAAGAAGTACTGATGGCTTGCGTGTTCTATGGCATGCCTATTCTTTGTGAGAACAATAAAGCTCGTCTACTGTATCACTTTAAGAATAGAGGCTATCGTGGCTTCTCAATGAACCGTCCTGATAAGCATGCACATAAATTGTCGTTCACAGAAAGAGAGATTGGTGGTATACCATCTTCAAGTGAAGATATTAAGCAGGCACACGCCACAGCAATCGAGACATACATCGAGCGTTTTGTGGGATTAGACATGGAGGGTAACTATCGTCAGCCTGATGAGATAGGAGATATGCCGTTCAATAAAACGCTTCAAGACTGGGCTAGATTCGATGTAAACGATAGAACTAAATTTGATGCGTCAATTAGTTCGGGGTATGCTATTATGGCAAATCAAAAGCACGTATATTTGCCTGAGAAAAAAGAGTCAAAAATAAGCATTAAATTTGCAACTTACGATAACACTGGTTCCTTCAGTAGAATTAACAAGATATGAACAAACCTCTTGGAATATTAATGCCAGATACCCAATTCCCTTCGCAGTTAGCGACTGATCAGGAAAAGGCATCCTGGGAATATGGCTTAAGAATTGGGCAAAGCATTTCATATGAATGGTTTGCAAAGACAGGCAATAGCTGCCGATACTATTCACAATGGATTGATTTCCATAGAGTTAGACTTTATGCTCGTGGTGAGCAGCCAGTAGCTAAATATAAAAGCCAATTAGAAGTTGATGGCGATATGTCGCACATTAACCTAGACTGGACTCCTGTACCAATCATCCCTAAGTTTGTTGACATCGTTGTTAACGGTATGCATGACCGATTATTTGAGGTTAAAGCATATGCACAAGATGCAATGTCATCTAACAAACGCTCTAAGTTTCAAGAGATGGTTGAGGCAGATATGATTGCCAAAGACCTATTAGTTCAGACTAAGCAAGAGTTTGGGATTGATGCATTCAATGTTCCTGAGGATGATTTACCTGAGAATGACCAAGAGTTATCGTTATATATGCAGCTTAATTATAAGCCTGCAATTGAGATTGCTGAAGAGGAGGCAATCAATACTATCTTAGATTTAAACCATTATCAAGACGTTCGTAAAAGGGTCGACTACGACATCACAACAATTGGTATCGGAGTAGTAAAGCACTCATTTGTACCAGGAACAGGAGTTCGTGTGGAGTATGTTGACCCCGCTAACATTGTTTATAGTTACACTGAGTCTCCAACATTTGACGATTGTTTCTATTGGGGAGAAGTAAAGCAAGTACCAATCACTGAACTAATTAAGATTAAGCCAGACATTACAAAAGAGGAGTTGGCAGAGATTCAACAATTAGGAACAGCGTGGTACAATTATTATGGAATTATGCGTCCTTACCGTAGCGATATATTCAACAGAGATGTAGTTACGTTATTATATTTTAATTATAAAACTGACAAGACGTTTGTTTACAAGAAGAAATATCTTGAGAACAATGGCGTTCGTGTAATTCAAAAAGATGAAAATTTCAACCCTCCTGAAGGAACTGAAGAAAGATTTGAGAGAATTGAGAAGAGAATTGATGTTTGGTACGAAGGTATTATGGTACCTGGATCTCCTTATTTACTTAAGTGGGAGCTTGCTCGCAATATGGTTCGCCCTAAGTCTGCTTCTCAGTATGCGTTACCAAACTACATCGCTGTAGCACCAAGAATGTACAAAGGTATCATTGAGTCATTGACTCGTCGTATGATTCCTTTTGCTGACTTGATTCAAATGACTCACCTTAAGTTACAACAAGTTCTACAACGTGTTGTGCCGGATGGTGTGTTCATCGATGCTGATGGTATCAATGAGGTTGACTTAGGAACCGGTGGTGCTTACAATCCAGAAGATGCTCTTCGTTTGTATTTCCAAACAGGTAGTGTTATTGGACGTAGTATGACTACTGATGGTGACTTAAACCATGGTCGTATTCCAATCCAAGAGTTAAACACTAATAGTGGCCAAGGTAAGATTACTGCATTGATTAATGCATACAATCAGTACATGAGCATGATACGTGATGTAACAGGATTAAATGAAGCTCGTGATGCTTCTACTCCTAATCCTGATGCATTAGTTGGTGTACAGAAACTTGCTGCATTAAATTCAAACACAGCAACTCGCCACATCTTAGAAGGAAGTTTATTTATTACTCGCAGATTATCTGAAGCGTTATCGCTTCGTGTTGCTGACATCTTAGAATACTCTGACTTTAAAGAAGAGTTTACGATGCAAATCGGTAAATATGCTGTTGGTCTTTTAGAAGAAATCAAAGACTTGTACTTACACGACTTTGGTATTTTCATCGAGGTTGCTCCTGACGAGGAAGAGAAGGCTCAATTAGAGGCTAACATTCAGATGGCATTACAGCGTGACCAAATCACTCTTGAGGATGCTATTGATATTCGTCAAATGAAGAATCTTAAGTTGGCTAACGAGTTGCTTAAGATGAAGCGTAAGGATAAGGGTAAGAAAGATATGGAGAACGAGCAAGCTAAGATTCAAATGCAGACTCAAGGTAATATCCAATCTTCTCAAGCAGCAGCTCAATCTGCACTACAAAAAGTACAAGCAGAATCTCAAGCTAAAGCACAACTTGCTCAAGCACAAATGCAGTTTGATATTCAACGCATGCAAGCAGAAGCACAAATTAAAGAACAACTTATGGCTGTTGAATTTAACTATAACATGCAACTAAGAGGCATGGAAGTAGAGAAGATTAAGCAGCTAGATATGGATAAAGAGAAAGCTAAAGACGATCGCACAAAACTTCAAGCTACTCAACAATCTAAGTTAATTGAACAACGTCAAAAAGACCTTCCAGCAATGGACTTCGAGAGCGAAGAAGATTCATTGGATGGCTTTAGCTTAGAGCAATTCAACCCAAGATAAATTTTATTATTACTTTTGTGCAACTAAATTAAATTAAATGGATAATATTCAAGTAAAACTTGTAGACTTTGAAGAAAAGTCTGTGCAAGAAATCGAGCAAAAGTTGCTTGAGGAGCACGAACAAAAAATGGCAGAACCTGTAGAAACTGTTATAGAAACACCTACAGAAGAGCCAGTTATTGAATCACCACAATTTGGTGATAACGACGTTCTTTCATATTTAAAAACAAAGTTCAACAGAGAGGTAAACTCTTTGGATGAACTATTTGTAGAGAAACCACAACAGGAATTACTTCCTGAAGACGTAAATGCTTTCTTAAAATTCAAGAAAGACACAGGTCGTGGTTTAGAAGATTTCTATCGTGTTAACCAAGATTTTTCTAAGGTTAACCCAGAAAGACTTCTAGCTGACTACATGCGTGAGACTAATCCTGATTTTGATGATGAGGATATCGCATTCGAATACGAATCAAAGTTTGCATACGATGAGGAGATGGATGATGAGAAAGAAATCAAACGCAAGAAGTTAGCACTTAAAAAAGAACTTGGCAAGGCGTCAAAGTACTTTGAAGAACAAAAGGAAAAATATAAAGCTCCCCTTGAGTCGAGGATGGAAGCTACTATTCCTGCTGAGGACAGAGAGGCTTTGGAATCTTACAAGCAATATATCAGTCAGTCTACTGCTATGCAGCAAGACCAGGCTAAAAAGTCGGAGTACTTTATGAATAAGACAAGTGAATTATTCTCTGATGAATTCAAAGGTTTTGATTTCAAAGTTGGAGATAAGGAAGTATCTTATAAACCTGGAACTCCAGAGCAGCTGAAAGCTCAACAAACAGACATTTCCAAATTCTTCACTAATTTCGTTGATGAAAATGGATACATTAAGGATGCTAAACAGTATCACAAAACAATTGCTGCGGCAATGAACCCTGATGCAATGGCCAAATTCTTTTATGATATGGGCAAAGCAGATGCAATTGATGACTCAGTTCGTCAAAGCAAGAACATCGATATGAGCGTTAGAAATGCTCCACAAAATATCGACAAAGGTGGGTTTAAAGTAACAGCATTGGATAGTGACCATGGTAACAGAC